CGTGTTTTCACGGGATAGCTCTACACCAACCCCCCAACCTTTACAGGTTGGTACTCACTGCGTTCGAAAGGTCTGTTTAACCTGCTCCCCAATAGGGCAGTTGGTTATCATTCCCTAGATTGGTTTGCTGTCTGTTATACAGATACGAACCTTGCAGTAAGTAATGGTGTAGGCAGAGTCGTCCCTTTTCCTAAGAAACCGTTTTACGTTTTCTTACTCGCCGAGGAGGATTATTGAATAACTCGATCTCGCTAAGAACATTTTCTTTGCTATTCTTAGTTAGTCAAGATATCAATTGTAATCCAAGGTGAGACTGGGACCCAGCTTTTGCGTCCTTCGATCTCAGCGGGATTATTCCGTTAAACTTAGGAACATTCAGAATTTCTATATGTTTCCAAGCTTTTCAGAATTCATCTCACTGAGTTAAGTTCTTTCCTATTGGTACGCTACCTAAGACTTGGCATTCCGGATCAGCCAGATCCGTGAATACTTTAATCTGAGGTACGTCATCTAGGGAGAACGTACGAAGGTCGAGAGAGTGACTAGGGGCGTTACCACCCCCCATCAGGTCAAGTTTCTCGAAGACAGAGTATACTCCGTCAAGAGCACGAGACACTGATGTGATACCCTTCCCCAGTTCTTTTCGAACAAGTACATTGGCTGCTTTAGTAAAGTAGTCCAGTACTTCGGACGGAAGAACGGTCTCTGTCGGCTTCACCATCGCAAATATATCAAGAATATTCTTGGTTGCGGTGCCGGAGTCGGAGAGATGAAAACAGGGAAGTCGGCTATACAACTGTATTCGTTTTTGGATTATAAGTCCTAGACGTTTATGTTCGTATAACCGATGAAAGGTATCAAGGTTCTCTTTCAGACCTAAGATCGACGCGTAACCTCTCTTTACGACTTCGTTCGAGAGTAGTTCGACCACCTGTGGTCAATGAACTAAACTTGAAACGAGCGCATGGATTGGTCACGGAGAAACTTCAATTCCATGGTAGAATCAACGTTTAGCGAACTCAAAACAGTATAAACTGGTATGAGTTTTCTGATCGTTTACTTCTACACCAAGGTTTTGAAGAATCTCACGGTATTTCATTGCCACAACATCATGATGGATCACTATATCGTCACCAAGGATCATGTAACATCGCTTAGCTTGACGCTGGGTTAAACCAGCTCTCATAGCGGCGATGAAACAGATCATATGGTGTGATAAAGTGAATACTGGTCAGGATGAGTAAGCCCCCATAGGTTGGCCCGTACGGTACTTTACCGCGGTCCCCTTAAGGGTGAATTCTCCTCCGACCATTATATTCCTTCATGCCTCAGAAACAGACTGAGAAGTCAGTAACCTTAGTAATCGCAATTGTATTGCAATTGGGAACCTATCGGTTGCTGCACTCAAGTCTATACTGTGGTATGAATGACCGTTTTGATCTTTGCTAAAAGCATCTAAAAGACGTCCTTGATCAAAGGTACAATCTCCTGGGAGCTTCTTAAGAAGACGGAAAGTCTCCTTATGTAAGGTCTTTAAGGCCGATTGTGACCAGTAATCAAGGATAGCAAAGATTCTGCTCTTGGCCTCTCTGTCATCTTTTACACTCAGCTTTCGAAGTCGTTTTGGAACGACCGAGAAATACTGAAGTAATAGATTAAGATGAGGATGAGATGTGGAGTTTAACAGTCTCCACAGAGGAGCCTCTTCCGGATAAAAGATTTTGAAAGAGTCCACTAACCATGGACTTTCCTTAATCTTATATAAATCGGCTAGGGCTCCTTGCAGACCGGGTCCGTTAGGACCCGCCTTAACGGTTCAGTGGAATTCCTTTCACTGATGTTGAAGCTTTGGTCTACCTAACGATTGTCAAAAGCGAAGAATCTCATAATCCGAAATTGCTGTCGGATCATGAGTATCCTCGTTAGTGATGGTCGTTAGGTCCACTGGCGTTCCTCCAAGCAGCGCTCGACTGATCGATAACAATGTCAACGATCACCGTATGGCTCAAGGGTCACCTAACTCGATTAGATCTCTAAGTCCTCGGGGTAAAACCTTTGGTAATAGAATCTTATCTTGTTTGACGCCCTCAAGGTCGATGGGCTGCCCGGAGATAAAACGCGTCACTGCAAGTCTCTGGAGTTTAAAAACTTTAGCGGCTTGGACGTTCCCTCTTGGAAGAAGAGATTTGAATTGACCCACAACTGTGGTAATCGATTCTTCTCTAATCTTAGAGGGGACGTTTAGGAAATATAGGGAACTGACTCACAGAATCACTCTGTGAAGAAGCTTTATATTGAATATAGTGACGTCTTCGGATGTTTAACCGCCTTTACGGGCGCTCTGAAACACTGAAGTATATCCGGCTACTGGAGGAGGGGTGTCAGCCCCCAACCAGTGGATCATGGAGAAGAGTGATTTCCTCCCGCTTAACTCTGTTAGATTTACATCTAGCAGATGCTTAAAAGCGGTCCAGGATTTCAACTTTCCGTGTTTCAGATCAGAGCGGGCAGATACCGCCGTCGGGACAGTATCTTAGGGTCTCTGGCGCTTTGGACGCGCTCAGGGAATCTGAAATCCCTCTCGAAAGAGAGACCCATGCCGTTGTTATAATTTGCAAGTAATTGCAAATTCCGCAGCAATGCGGGGGGTTAACAACGAGCTATCCTGCCTCAAAAGCAG